GCGTTTGGAGGGCGGGGCTCGTGCCGGCCGCCTGAGCCGTCACGAACGAGTCGCACTCGACAGTACGGCATCGGGCGTAGACGCCGACTCCGCCGATCTCAGCAGAGGTGGAGCCATTGAAAACGCCCGAAATCGTGATCGTGCCGAGAGCGCTTCCGTCCCATGTTCCGGCGGTGGTGTACCGGCGGAGCTTGGTCGCTGACTTGCTGACGGCGGTGACATCGTTCAGGAGGATCTGCGTCGGAGAACCCGCCTTCATTCCGACGATGACCTCGAAGCGAGTGGAGGTCGCTAGTCCAGTCTGCTTTGCAACGCCGTCCACGATCAGGCCGTCGAGGTCAGCACTGATTTCGATCGTGTGGAGAGTGTCGCCAGATCCGTTTCGGATTATGGCCTCAATATCTGCGTCGTTGCCTGTGTACAGGTCAGAGAAGCGATACCAGACATAGCCGTTCTCTCCCTTTGGACTGTCGCCGGAGCCCCCAGTCCAAACCGGAGCGTCAAGCGTCAAGTCAAAGGTCTGGCCGACCGTGCCCGCGATGACGAACCGGCTTCGGCCTGGGTTGTTGCCGCCGGTCGAATAGGCCGTGCCCGTGGCTGGCAGCGTCGCCGTGCCGGAGATGTTCCACGCACCGCCCTGACGGGTGCCGTTGTTCGAGAAGAGTGCCGAGTACCAGCGACGGAGATCGCGGTTGTCGGCGGTGTTCTTCGTCCAGTTGGGCGAGAGGTCGAGATCCGCCTGCGGGACGGTACGAACCATGATCGGAGGGGCGTAGCGGATCTTGACGCCGGTGATGGCGTTGAATCCGGAGCCGATGCCGACGAGGCGGGCCAGCCACGCCTGCGTCGTGACGAAGACATCGGCTGAGGTGTAGCGTGCGACGAGGACATCGTTGATATAGAGCGACGCTCGCCCGTCGGTCGCGGTGCTGGTCGTGGCCCGCTCCCAGTTGATTCGGACTTTCGCCCATGAGCCCATTGAGAGCATCATGTTCGGGTTTTCCACTGCGCCTCCGCCAACAACCGAGGCAATCGTCTCGGTGGGAGTCGCGAGGGACGAGATGTCCATGCCCCAGCCCGGCGCGAACCCGCCTCGGTTGCGGGTTAGGACACGGAACTGGCTGTTCGTCTCTGCGCCGCCGCCCGTGTCGATCGTCTGAGCGATGACCTGGGCCGCGTTGTTGGCCGGGTTGGTGTCCCGGACATAGGCCCCGCTCGTGACAAGCGAGAGGAAGAATGAGACCTCAAAGCCGTCCTGAAGTTGGGCCGTGGTGAGTGACGCAAACAGGGAGTTGTTCAGGAACTCGACGAACTGTCCCGAGACCCCAGCCGGGAACTCGATGTAGCCCGTCCCGGTAGCCCCCGCTGGCTTCGCGTCGTCGCCCTGCGTGCCCCATGCGTTGAAGGTTCCGCGTGCCGCATTGCTGGCCGCAAGGTTGATGATGCCAGCACCGTCCCCGGATGCGTAGTAGTTTCCGGTCGAGGCAAAAGTCGGGTAGGTCGTGACTGCGCCCGACCAGGTGACATCGGCACCCGTGCCGACATTGGTGATCGAGTTCTCGCCTCCGGCGACTCCGGTGACGATGCGGTGGTTCGTGATCGGCATTGGTTCCCCTTAGACGAGCTGGATCGTGATCGCCTTGTCGAGCGTGTAGGTGTCGGTCGTCCCGTCGCCGATGATGTTGATCCTCATCCGGTCGAACGCGACGATCGGAAAGGCCCGCGAGACCGACGACTGTCCGATCGCGCCGGCGAAAAGGTTGATCGGAGACGAGTCGTCGTAGCTCTGGTACAGGTCGCACCAGGTCGTCCCGCCGTCCTGCGAGACCTGAAGCTTCGCGGTGTCGGTGGCGTCGATCACGCCTCCTGCGGTCTTCGTGCACTGGAAATAGAGGATTCCGCGGTTGAGGTCAGACGGGCCTCCGCCCTGAGGCGGAACCGCATCGACGACCGCAGCCGTTCCGACGAGTCCTGCCGCCGTGATGTTGCCTGCGGCCGCGAGAGTGATGTTTCTTGGCATGGGGGTCTCCTTCTTTCTGTGCTACGCCACAAAGAGCGTCGGCGAGTAGGTGGGTGCGAACGGTCGGCGGATGCGCCACGCGACGAAGTCGTGCTCCAGGACCTGCGTCGTCGCGTGAGCCGTTCCGGCCTTGCTTTCGATGGCTCCGAACCCGAAGGAACGGTTGGTCCCGACGGGGACATTTGCGGTGCCGACATTGGCGTTGGTGACGGTGAAGCTGCCGGACGCTCCGTTCACCCACCATTCGAAGGTCATGTCGCCGCTCGTGGCTCGCGTGACGCGGAGCTTGATCCAGTAGTAGGTGTTGATCGCGAGCGAAGTGCCGACGCACTGCGTACGGGTCTCGACGCCGTTGTTCCGGTTGACCCACCACCATGTGGTGTCGTTGGTCGTGCCGTTCACGAGGTACTCGAGGTACATGCCGTTCGAGGCGAGGCCCGTGAAAGACCCGTTGAACCCGACTCGGATGTAACCCTGCGTTCCGGCCGCGGGGATGGCCGCGCCCGTGCGGAAGGCGAACTCGGCCTCATAGACGCAGACAGCGCTGACGCCCGGGGTCGGCACGCCGACGAGGATGTCGGTCGAGGTTCCGTAGCTCGCATAGCCGGTGTTGTTGTTGGTCGTGCCGGTGCCGAGCGTGAGGACGCCGAACGCCTGCGCCTCGGACGCCTGCACGATGGCGGCGGTGCCGATCGCGATCGAGCCGCCGTTGCCGGAGCGTGCGAGCAGCGGCGAGACCTCGAGCGAGCTCGAGGCCGAGACATTGTAAAAATGAACCAGCCCGCCCCACTCGATGACACCCGCCGTCGAAAAGTCGTGGTACTGGCCAGCGATGCGGGTTGCGCTCGTACCGGCCGGTCCCTGCGGTCCGGTCGCCCCGGTCGCGCCCGTCGCTCCGGCAGGGCCCTGCGGGCCTTCCGGTCCGGTCGCGCCCTGCGGTCCGGTGGCTCCAGTGGCCCCCGTCGCTCCGGTCGCGCCAGCGGCCCCCTGCGGGCCCTCTGGGCCGGTTGGACCGGCAGGACCCTGCGGGCCGGTTGCTCCGGTGGCACCCGTCGCTCCGGTCGCGCCTGCTGGACCAGTCGCCCCTTGCGGACCGGTAGCGCCCTGCGGACCAGCAGGTCCGGTCGCTCCAGCCGCTCCGGCTGGACCCTGTGGACCAGGCGCGGAGACCTTCGCCGACGGACGGTCGGACGAGACGAGGACTCTCGCGATCTCCCTGATCACGGTCACGCTCACGGCGTCACCCCCGCGGTCACGAGGCAATCGCCCTGCACCAGGCGAGTCGCGCGGCCTCCGCCGGCGGTGAGGAGCAGGTCGTATACATACTTCCCGGGCACCAGCGTCGCCGTGGTCGCCTTCGCGACGACGACGGTGATGTTGCCGCTCGAGTCAAGCGCGATGCCAGTGGTGTCGCCAGAGCCGCCGGATCCGCTCGAGATGTCGAGGATCGCCTGACCGATCGCGGCCTCGTAGGCGCTCTTGACGACCAGCCGGGCCGCATAGCCCGTCAGGTTCACCGGCGAGTCGTTGGAGTCGAGCCACTGGAGGGCCTGCACGAAGGTCGCGTTCTGGTCGATCGTGATGTTGAGCGTGTCGGCCATGTCAGCAGGCTCCGTCGATGGTGTTCTGTGCGCAGAACATGAAGATCTGCTCGCCGCTCTGCGTGACATGCGGCATCATGAGGACGACGGGATTCCCCTGAATCGGCTGGTAGGAGAAGCCCGCGGGGATGTTGGCGACGAGGTAGCCCGGCGCGAGCACCGTCGCCGCGTTCGTGTTGAACGCCTCGTTCGCGTTGTAGGCGTTGCTCGTTCCGACGATCCCGCCCGTGATCGTGACGAAGGTGCTCGACGAGACCTCCCATCGCATCTCCTCGAACGAGTACTTCCAGCGGTACAGGAACGAGCCCCACGCCGAGTAGCCGGTGATCTTCGCCCAGAAGTACGGGAGCGCCTTCCCCGGCGTCTCGGTCGCCTTCGCGGCCTGCGGAAGCGCGGGCCCGTAGCGCTCGACGACGCGCGTGAGATCGCGCTGCCGGTTCATCTCCACGGCCGTCAGCGCACCGTCCCCTCGCGTGAAGCGGGTGCGCGTCATGGCGGGCAGGTCCTCGTCAGGTAGTCCCATTCCTCGGCGGTGAACAGGAGCTCGAAATCGACCTTGTCCTTGTATGGCTGGAACCAGTAGACCGACGCCGCGGTGCCGATGCCGCTCGTGCCCGTGAGCTGCACATTGCCGTTGATGTCGAGCTTCGGGATCTGCTTGAGGTGGTACTTCTCGTCGGCGAGGATCCGGTAGGTGATCTGATACCACTCCGGCCCGACCTCGCTGATCACGGCGGACCGAAAGAGAAGCTGACCGACCGGGAATCCGAATGCGGCGACACTGTTCCGATGGTTCAGGTACGACAGGTACGCGACCTCCGAATCGAAGCAGTCGGTGGTGTCGTAGAGCGTGTCGATCTGAAGCTCGACGGTGTTGATCGGAACCGCGATCGGGCGTCCCTGCTGGTCGACCGCCGTTCCGCCGATGTCCGCCGTGCTCACCGGATCGCCGTTCGTCGGAATCGTGACCCCCTCGCGATAGAGGTCGAACATCCGGTCGGCGGACTGGCATTGCCGACGCACGAACGGCGGACGGGCGACGAATCCCTCGGTCGTCGCGTCGCAGCGGTTCGCGAAGGTCTCGTACTCCGCCCGGATGTCGAAGTTCGAACTGTCCGGAATCGGCTCGAACGCGATCCGACGGCAGATGAACGAACTCGTCGAGGTCAGCCGCTCCCGGATCGCGACCGAGTACTGCGACCAAAGCTCGTTGATGAGTTCCTGCGAGTTGTCGAGCGCCGCACCGCCGGTGTTGGCGGTGTCGATGAGTGCGGTGAATGTCCGCACGAACCGGCTCGGCTGGCCCGGCGTGACGATCTCGACGGCCCGCGTGTCGGTGGTCTCGATGATCGAGAAGTCGGGCATCAGCGCACCCCCCCGACCTTCTGGTTGATCTCGCGGAGAAGCTCGACCTGCCTGCGGGCCATCATCAGCAGCTCCTCGCTGCCCATCGTGCCCGTCTCGGTCAGTCGCCGTCCGTTGACGGTTCCCGTCACGCCGGCCCGGAAGGCGCTCGGCTGCTGGCCCATGTCATAGATCGAGTTCTTCGCGTCGCTCCACATGGACGCGGTGGCGCCCTTCAGGGTCCTCGTCCACTCGAAGTCGGTCGATCCGAAGGAGGCGAGGTACATGACCGTCTCGACGATCGACGCGAGCGCCGTCGCGAATCCCGTGATGACGAGGCCCGCAGACCTGATCGCGCTCTCGACGCCGTTGAATGTCGCCTGAACGGCACCGCCGACGACCCCGGCCACAGCGCCGAACGCACTCATTCCGGCCGACGAGTCGTCAAGCCAGCCCTTCAGCTTCGTGTCGAGGATGCCCGTCAGGACATTCAGGACCGGAGCAAGGGATCGGGCGGCCGCGAGCTCGAGTTCGCGGAAGGTCTTGGTGATCGAGTAGATCGACTCGCGGGTCTCCGCGAACCGGAAAAGAGCCTGCCTGGTGATGCGGCCGAACTCGTAGATCATCGCACCGGACAACGCGATCGCCGAGAGGCGACCGGCGATCGGAAGCCTCTGGAGGCGCTCGACGACACCGGCGATTCCCCTGGAGAACTCGCTCGTCTTCGCCGCGATGTTGACGAACAGGTTGCCTACGACGGCCATCGTTCACTTCCTTGCCTGTATCGCGTTCGCCAGAACCGACTCCAGCCCGTCCTCGGACCCCTCGTCAGACGAGAGGTAGTCGGACCACTCGCGAAACTCGACCGCATCCATCCGTTCGCACAGCTCGCGAACCGTCATTCCCAGATGCCCGGCCAGTCGGAACATCAGTCTCCGAACGGGCCGGGTCACGCTTTTTCCCCGCCGATCTCCTGCGACCTCAGGCCGCAAAGCCTCATGCACTCGTCCATCGCCGGCTCGATCGCTCCGGAATCGAGTTCGCTCAGCGCCGTCTCATCCTGCTCCGCGAAGAGCGGCTTGCCGTCCGCGTCGCACGCGCACAGGCGAAGCATGCGGGCCCGGATGCCGCGGATGTTGCCCCGGGACTTCTGGATGAAGACCTCGAGGGCGTCCCTGTCGTTCAGCGAGATCGCGCGAAGGCTGATCTCCCCGCCCAGAACGGGCAGGAATACCGACGACATCCGCGGCTTCGCGTTGAGGATCTGTTCCTTGGTCAGCATGGGTCAGGACTTCGTGATTGCCCCGTCGATGTCGAGAACGAGGGTCGCAACGAGCGCGTCCTCGCCGTCCGCCTCCGGCCCGTTCAGGGCCTCGACGAACGCGTTGAAGGCGAGCGTCGTCCCGTCCGGGAAGACGACATCGCAGGCCACCGACGCCGGCGCCGTCGTGGACGAGTACGCGGCGCTCAGCGTCGACCAGAATGTGTTGTGCGCCGTCTCGTTGTAGTAGAGCTCGACCGTGCACTTGCCCGCGTCGGGACGGCCCGGCAGCTTGCGGGCGTGCGTGCTCGCGAGCGGGGTCCGCTTCACCATCTGACGCGTGACGCCGGAGAACTTGACGCTCTTCACATCGTCGATCAGCGTCGACGCGAAGCTGAATGTGGTTCCGTATGAGACATTGCCTGCCATGGTTCACCTATGCAAGGGCTGGTGTGCGGTGTAGG